TACTGACGATATACCATTGTCAGCTAAGCAATGGTTGCTTAAGTATGGCATTACTAACGAAGAGATCCGCCAAAATAAAATTGCGTGGGATGCAAATAACCAGGTATTGATTTTGCATTATACGCAAAATTACTGGCAGGGTAGATGCTTTGGTAATCAACATCAAAAGTATTTGTCTAAGGGTAATAAGCCATTGACTATTTACGGTAATGGTGATACAATTGTATGTGTGGAAGATATCTTATCAGCTATAAAAATTGCTAGGTTATCACCTACATATTGTGCAACACCGCTACTTGGCAGTAGTATGCCTTTAGAAACTACACAATCGCTCTCAGAACGATTTTCTAATATCATAGTATGGTTGGATAGGGACAAGGCTAAAGATGCGATTAAGATGGCAAGAAATCTGAAACAAAGGGGTATTAATAGTGAGGTAGTAATCTCACCTAAAGATCCTAAAGAATATGACAAAGGAGAATTACTTACTTGGTTGAAGAACAGATAATAAATTTATTCTGTAAAGATAGAAATTACTTTACAAAGTATTACAAGTATGTTAATATTAATTATATTAAAATAAACTATAGTAATATATTTAAGCTATTTATAGTAATAGACTATTACTATAACAAATATAATAATAATAATAATATAACTAAAGAAGAATTAGAGTTAGCTTATAACTCTAACTATTTACTTAAGGACTCTGAAAGAAAAGAACTATCCGATCTTTTAGATCGTGTCTTATCAGCTGAACTACCTAACCCTGATGCAGTCGTCACTCTGCTTGAAGAGCATCGTAGACGCTGCCTAGCTGGAGACTTAGCTAGACTAGCTTTAGATGTTGAAGATGGTAAGAGTGATGTTAAAGAACTCATGGATAAGTTTACTGAGTTTGAGCATCAAGAGGTTACATCTGATGAACCTACAGCTATTGAACTTAACTTAAGTAATCTACATACATCTCAAGTAGCTACACCTGGTCTAAGATGGAGACTAAACTTTCTTAACCAGTCACTAGGTTCGCTGCGCAAAGGTGACTTTGGATTTGTATTTGCTAGACCTGAGACGGGTAAGACTACCTTCTTAGCTAGTGAAATATCCAAGATGATTGAACAAACAGATGGTGATATCATTTGGTTTAACAACGAAGAGCAAGGTAACAAAGTCGCTATTCGGTGTTACCAAGCTGTACTTGGGGTAACAGCCGAACAGCTCTTTAAAGATATTGAAAGAAATCAAGCTTTGTTTGAAAGTAAAACAGGTAGTAGGTTAAAGATATATGACTTTGAAGATTCATCTAGGGCTTCACGCATAGATGCTATACTCAAAGAATCTAATCCTGCATTGATTATCTTTGACCAGATAGACAAGATCAAAGGGTTCAAGCATGATCGTAATGATCTAGAACTCAAACAGATTTACCAATGGGCTCGAGAGATAGCTAAGACATATGCACCAGTCATAGCAATCTGTCAGGCTAGTGGTGAAGCAGAAGGAAAACTATGGCTAACTATGGACATGGTTGACAGCAGTAAAACTGCTAAACAAGGAGAAGCTGACTGGATACTAGGTATAGGTAAAGAACAAGATAACTCTAGTCGTTATAGATATTTAAATATCACTAAGAATAAACTACTAGGTGACTCTGATACATTACCCGAACTACGACACGGTTCAGCTCAAGTTATGATGAAAGCGGAGATAGCAAGATATGAAGATTTGTGATGCAACAGTACAAGATATTTTAGATTTTGATCATAGTATTTCAGTAGAAGATGCGGAAGACCTATTGCTTTTTTCTTCACAAGATGATACAATAGAAGAAGCTATTGATAAATTTTATGGAGAACCGCGAGGAGAATGCGCCCTTTAATCATTGATGTTGAAACAACAATATCTAACAAAGGTAATCCCTTTGATAGAACTAATAAACTTTGTTATGTAGGAACTAATCATGGACTCTATCCGATTGAATATTCTAATGATCCGTATAAAAGTAATCTTGATAAGATTCAAGATCAGATTGATGCTGCTGAAGTTATCGTTGGTTTCAATATTAAATTCGATTTACATTGGCTTAAAAACTATAAAATAAATTTCGAAGGTAAAAGAATATGGGACTGTCAGCTAGTACATTATATCTTAACTAACCAGACTGAAATGTTTCCTAGTCTTAACCATGTGTGTAAGTACTATGACTTTGAAACTAAGATAGATGTTGTATCAGAAGAGTATTGGAAAAATAAAATAGATACTACTAATATTCCTGAAGACATTCTTAGAGAGTACTTAGCACAAGATATTAAACTAACACAACAAGTTTATGATATACAAGTTAAACAACTTGAAGCTTTACCGCATCTTAAGAGACTTGTTAGCTTACACAATCAAGACTTAGTAGTCTTACAAGATATGGAGTACAGCGGTCTTTTATATGACGTGGTAAAAAGTAAACTTAAAGGAGATGAATTAGAAGATGAACTTATTAAGATTGATGAATGGTTGTTTCAGTTTCATCAGTGCCCTGATTTCAATCCCAATAGTACTGATCACCTTAGTGCTTTCCTCTATGGTGGGGATATTGGCCTTAAACGGAGAGTGGTTGTTGGGACTTTTAAGACAGGCACTAGGGCAGGTCAACCTAAAGAACGTTGGGAAGACTACACTGTAAGTTTTAAACGATTAGTTAATCCACTAAAAGGATCTGAGTTAATGAAAGAAGGGTTATACTCTACAGATGAGAATACTCTTAGGTCTTTACGTGGAACTAAAGAAGCTAAAGAGATCATAGAAACTTTACTATTCCGATCTACGATTGAGAAAAGATTATCCACATACTATCGTGGTTTAGTCAAATTGATTGAGGATCATAACTGGGATACAGGAACTATCTTTGGTCAACTGCATCAGAGTGCTACAAGAACAGGTCGACTATCATCTAGTAAACCTAACTTACAAAACTTTGATGGAGAAATAAAAGAACTATTTGGATCTAGATATGCTACTACAAGCTGACGCAAAACAACTAGAGTGGGTTGGTGCTACGTACTTATCTCAAGATCAAGTAGCTTTACAGGAGATATGGGATAGTGTTGATCAACATTCTGACAATCAAAAAAGGTTTGGGTTACCAAGTAGACTTGTCGCTAAAACATTTGTTTTCAGACTTATCTACGGAGGATCTGCGTACTCTTATGCAAACGATCCAAACTTTAAAGACATTGGAAATGAAAAGTTCTGGCAAGGAGTCATAGATCAATTCTATGATAAATACAAAGGTCTTCGAGACTGGCACAAAAAGATTGTAGATGATGTTAAACGAGATGGGTATCTACGGATGCCTACAGGTAGAACATACCATTACGAACCTGACCTTAAGTATAATAGAGCCGAGTGGCCACGCACCAAGATCCTTAACTATCCAGTGCAAGGACTTGGCGCTGACCTAATGGCTATAGCTAGGGTTAGTTTACGAAATAGATTAAAAGAAAAGGAAGGAGTAACACTTGTTAATACAGTGCATGATTCAATAATACTTGACTTTAATCCTAATATATGGGATAATATAAGTATAGTCAATTTAGTTGACAAATGTTTTAATGATATACCAGCAAACTTTAAAAAGTTGTTTGGTAAAGACTTCAACTTACCAATGAGAGTTGAATGTCAAATTGGCCCCACTTGGGGAAATATGGAGGTAGTACATGCAAGTAACCGTGATTGATGTAGCACAAGAAACTCTATCAGCTAAGAATGGTAGAACATTTCAACAATTAGTTGTATCTTACAAGAACGATAAAGGTATGGCTCAAGCTAAAAAGCTAGTGTCATTTGCAAACCCTGATCTATTCAAAGCAGCTAAGTCTTGGACTAAAGATCAGATTATCAATGTCAAAACAGTTAAGAATGACAAGACTGGTTATTGGGATTGGGTAGGACTAGAAGGAGAAACTGTGGCAGAATCTAAACCAACAGCATCAGCAACAAGAGTAACTGGATCTAACTATGAAACTAAAGAAGAACGTGCAGCTAGACAGGTATACATTATCCGTCAATCTTCACTAGCTACAGCTGTAGACTTATTAGGTCAAGGTGCTTCAACCGATACAGTTATTGAAACAGCTAAAGTATTTGAAACTTATGTATTGGGTAACACAGGTTCATTTGAAGATTTACCTGATGATATTCCTGAATAGGAGTTAGTATGAAAAAGTGGGAAGTCTGGATTATAAGGGCATTGTTAGCCTCTGGAATTATATTATGTTTACTTTCATGGTCAATGTTCTTTACCAGACTTGACGCTAAAGAATTAAAATATCTGCACTATCACTATAATGATAATGTAGTTATTACTCTATCAAATGTAGATTGTATGATTCCTGAGATAAAAGATTTATATCCATGGGCTGCAATAGCTACACGAGTAGATGGTAATAGATTAATTGCATGTTACAAAGGCGAGGGAGACATGATTGAAATCCAATGGTATAAAGGAGATAAGTCTGTTTTCCCTGCTAATGTATTTTTAGTAGATCCGAATCAAGATAAAACTTATAAGAAAGTGATACCTAACAGTTAATGATAGCCCTTATTGATCAAGATTTATTATGCTATAGATGTGCTGCTAGTGCCGAGAATGATGACCTCGGCATTGCTATATATAGGATAGACGAACTACTAGATAACATTCTTAATAAGACTGAGGCTACTAGTTACAGAGCATTCTTAACTAGCTCATCTAATTTTAGAAAACAAATCTATCCTGAGTATAAAGCTAATCGTACTCAACCTAAACCTAAACATCTAAGAGATCTGCAAGTATACAGCTTAGAGAAACTTAATGCTGAATATGCACCTGATGGACTAGAAGCTGATGACGCTCTTGCTATTAATCAAAAGTATTTAGGTGTAAATATTGAAGAAACTATTATTTGTTCTTTAGATAAAGACCTTTTACAAGTACCAGGACATCATTTCTCTTGGGAGATTAATGGCAAAGGTTGGTCTAGACCTGATACATTTATAGAACAATCAGAACTAGAAGGTTTAAGATTATTCTATAAGCAATGTCTTAAAGGAGATACATCAGATAATGTTAAAGGTATAGAAGGATTAGGCGAAAAGAAAGCAGCTAAGATACTTGCTGATTGTACATCTCAACAAGAAATGTTTAACATTGTAAGAGATCTGTACGGAAACGATGAAGAGTTTATCATGAATGCAAGTGTGCTATGGATTCTTAGATCATTAGATGACAACTGGAAGGATAGGTTTGATGCCCTCATTCAAGAGTAAGTTAGAAGAAAAAGTATGGGCAACACTTAAACGTGAGTATCCTTCAGTAAAGTATGAACCTAATAAGTTTAAGTTTATACAACCTGAAATAGAAAGAACTTATATACCTGATTTCAAGACAGGTCGTAGTAATATATTCCTCGAAGCCAAGGGTAAGTTAGACTTAGAAACAAGAAAGAAGATGATCTGGTTTAGGGATTCTAATCCTAATATCAGAATTATATTCTTATTTCAGAACCCTGATAATAAGATTACTAAACGAAGTAAAACAACCTATGCTATGTGGGCTACTGATAATGGCTTTGAATGGCTAGACTTTAGAAAGGATTGGCTTAATGCTTATAAGCAACTGTGTAAAAAATGATGATGGTAGTTATGACTTTGATTTCCATGTGGACCCTAATGAAGCTGCATTTCTTATGGATCACGCTATTAAAGATTTAATCCACCACGGAATTATTCAAGTTAATTTAGACGAAGCAGAACAAGAGTTTGAGATTCATAAAGAACAAGGAGGAAGTGTACAATGATTCAACTAAGATATCTGAAAGAAGGCAATAGCCCTTTACTCTTACAATATAGACATAACTTTATATTGTTTGCAACTAGATGGAAAGCAGTTACTACAAAGGTACAATAATATGAGTAAGATTCTTTTATTAGATATAGAGATGGCCCCTAACGTAGCTCACGTATGGGGTATATGGGATCAGAACATTGGTATCAATCAATTACAAGAGTCCTCTTATGTCATGTGCTATGCAGCTAAATGGCTAGGTGATAAGAAGATGGTCTTTGAT